AGTTGAGTATGGTTATGATGCTCATGGTGATTTGTATCTTGCCGATGAGATTAGTCCTGATAGTATGAGACTCTGGAAGATTGGTAGTGATGAAAGATTTGATAAGGATCTATTCAGAAAGGACGAAGGAGATATTGTTCCTGCTTATCGTGAGATCCTTGACCGACTACAACCACTGGCAGTCCAATGAGTGAGGTCTTCCAAAATGCGACACGATTTAACGATGATCCAGATGCTACTATTTTTTTACGATATGGAAATCCAATTTGGTATCTTCACATCTTAAAAAAACCTGGATGGAAAAGTGGAAGTCATTGGTCTCTTAAAACTAAAAATAAAGATGAGGCAATTATTGAAGCAAAGAAAAAATACCAAGATGTGATTGGTGTAAATCAAACTCTTAAAAACAGTTTGTTCAATGCTGAAGATGTTAAGATTGCTACACTAAAAAAGGGTCTTGGAAGAATTTGTGAGGATAAATTTAAAAACTTGATGATGGTAAAAGGTTATCAAGTTTATACACCAGTTGAAGATATTTGGGGATCTGATTTTGTAATCTCAAAGGATGGAGTGAAATTTGAAAGAGTTCAGGTAAAATCAACCGCACAAACTGGAAAGATGTCCTTTCATCTTATGACTAATCATACTGATAAACAACTTTACAAAGACTTGGTTGATCATATGGCATTCATTAGCATTATGGATGATGTAATATGGTTAGTTCCAGTAAAAGACCTACCTGATAAAACTGGAATGTCATTATCAGAATTAAAAAAAGATTATGAAAAATTCAAGGTTACTTATAGAACTTAAACTAAATGAAACACCACGTCCCCGATGAGATTAGAAAGAACTGCTTTGATTGCTTCAAGAGTTTGAATGAAGCAGAGAGAGCAGTTGTTATGTATGGTGATGATGCATATCGTGAATCATTAGACCTTGAGAATGATGATGCCGAGTGTTGGAAGATACCCAGTGGAGAGTCAACAACCTTTGTTGGTTGGAACCCTATGTGTGTCCCTACCATGGAATACATTGTATGGAAACTAAAGAACCGTGAACAAATTATCAAAGGAGAAATTTACTAATGGCACTATCTAAATCAGTTGAAGAATCACTCAACGAAGCATCAACGCATCTACGCAATGCATTAGCATATGCTGCAAGACAAGAGAGACCCCTTGTTTGTACACAGATTGCCAAGTTGCTTGGTGATATTGAAAATATTGGATCTATTGATAATATTCTTGATACACTTGACAATAAAATTTCGGAGATGGAAGACTGATGGACTACAAAACTTCTGGTGTTGACATTATCAAGGGTAGATCCTTTGTAGAGTATATCAAAGCATTAGCACCTAACATTGGTGGGTTCAATGGAATGATGGAGATCCCATCAGGATATGAGAAACCTGTGCTGGTATCTGGTGCTGATGGTGTCGGAACTAAAATTAACATTTGTGGGATTGCTGATGATTACACCACTATTGGCCAGGACCTTGTTGCTATGTGCGTCAATGACGTTATATGTTCTGGCGCTAAACCATTATATTTTTTAGACTATATCTCCACCAAATCACTTGATGCTAATGTGAGTGACATTGTACACGGAGTTAATACTGGTTGTATGATGGCTGGAATGGAGTTGTTAGGTGGAGAAACTGCAGAGCATTTTAGACAAACTGATTATGACCTTGCAGGGTTTTGTACTGGAATTGTAGAGAAGAACCAGATTGTTGATGGCAGTAATATCAGACCTGGCGATGTAGTCATTGGTATTGAGAGCAGTGGATTTCATAGTAATGGATATACTCTTATCAATGATATGTTGTCTAGAGATTTTATCTCATATAAGTACATGCCTGAGTTGCTGAGACCAACCACCATCTATTCCCGTCTAATCCAGCACCTGTTGGACGAAGTTCCGATTCTTGGTATGGCGCACATTACGGGCGGAGGACTGCCTGAGAACCTTCCTAGGTGCCTTCCAAAGGGTCTGACTGTTGACGTGGACTATGGAGCATGGGATGTCCCAGATATGTTTGAGATTATTCAGAATGCAGGTAACATTTCTGATGATGAGATGCGGAACGTATTTAATATGGGTATTGGATTCTGTCTGGTTGTACCGGCAGAAGTAGTAGAACATACAGAATGTCTTATTGCAGATACTCCATTTGGTATGAGGTCTTGGGTTATTGGAAAAGTCAACTAAATAAAAATGAATATCGTCGCCGCAGAGGGGCAACTGGCAAAATCCAGTTGACGCCCCTCTTTTTTCTTGGTAGAATATGTATAGGAAATTTTGAGTTATGGCAATTAAATTACTACTCCTAAAATCTGGAGAAGACATGATCGCTGATATCAGCGAAATGGCATATGGTGAAGATGATTCTCGAAGAGTTGTTGGATATTATCTTAATCGTCCTTGTATTATTAAGATGCGTGATCCAAATACTTTCGAAGATGAGAGTGAGGGTAGAGCACGTAAGGCTGGATTTGAAGTCTCTCTGTTCCCTTGGATTCCCCTTTCTGCAGAAGAGACTATTCCTATTCCATCCGACTGGGTTGTGACTATGGTCGAACCCACTGTTAAACTAAAAGAAATGTATGTTGAGGACATCGTAAATTATGGAAAAAACAATCAAAGCAATCCTACTGGAGAACAATCAGATTCTGGTAAGTCAGATTGATGAAGTTGCAGCATCTGTTCCTGGAGAACCAGATTGCAAACTGACCAAACCTTTCGTTGTTGTGGAAGGTGGTATGTTAGAATCATGGATGATGGATGTCACAAGGGATGATGAATTTATGATCAGTTCTGATAAAATTTTAACTCTTGTAGATCCAACTCCAACACTAATTGAAAAGTATCAGGACTTAACCAAGTAATGCATTTCTACACTAATGTTCAATTAATTGGTAATCAATTCCTCGTTCGTGGAGTTGAGAATGGAAGAAGGTATGAGCACAGGGATGAGTTTTTCCCTACGCTATATGTGAAGAGTAAGAAAGATACTAAGTATAGAACATTAAGTGGAGAGACTGTAGAAGAAATTCATCCTGGTAGTGTTCGCGATTGCCGCGAGTTCTACAAGAAGTATGATGAGGTAGAAGGATTTGGTATCTATGGAAATGATAGATACATCTACCAATATATCTCTGAGAAATATCCTCAGGATGAAATCAAGTTCGATATCAGTAAGATAAAACTAATTACAATTGATATTGAGACTGCATCTGAAAGGGGATTCCCTGATGTAGAATCTGCGTCAGAAGAGATTCTTGCGATTACTATTCAGGATTATAATACAAAAAAGATTACTACTTGGGGTATAAAACCCTTCTTCAATAAACAGGAGAATGTTACCTATTATCATTGCCCTACAGAACAGGAGTTGTTGAGTCACTTCATTAATTACTGGATGATTGACGTACCAGATGTGATTACTGGTTGGAACATTCAGTTCTATGATATTCCATATATCTGTAAGCGACTCAATCGTGTATTGGGTGAGAAGTTGATGAAGAGATTCTCTCCATGGGGACTTGTCACAGAGAATGAAGTTACTATTAAGGGTAGAACTCAAACCACATTTGATGTTGGTGGAGTGACGCAACTTGATTATCTTGATCTGTATAAGAAGTTTACTTATAAGGCACAAGAATCATATCGCCTGGATTATATTGCTGAGGTAGAACTTGGGCAGAAGAAACTTGACCACTCTGAGTTTGATACTTTTAAAGACTTCTATACTAAAGGTTGGCAAAAGTACATTGAGTATAATATTGTTGACGTAGAACTTGTTGACCGACTGGAAGACAAGATGAAACTGATTGAACTTGCTTTGACTATGGCATATGATGCTAAGGTTAATTATGCAGATGTGTTCTATCAGGTTCGTATGTGGGATACGATAATTTATAACTATTTGAAGAAGAGGAATATTGTTATTCCTCCCAAGAACAAGTCTCAAAAAAACGAAAAGTACGCAGGTGCTTATGTTAAGGAACCGATTCCGGGAAAGTATGATTGGGTTGTTAGTTTTGACCTTAACAGTCTATACCCTCATCTTATTATGCAGTATAACATCTCCCCAGAAACCTTACTGGAAGAACGACATCCCACGGCTACGGTTGACCGAATCCTTGATGAAGAAATAAACTTTGAGTTGTATAAAGATAATGCGGTGTGTGCTAATGGTGCAATGTTCCGTAAAGATGTTCGTGGGTTTCTACCAGAACTCATGGAGAAAATGTATGGAGATCGTGTAATCTTTAAGAAGCGAATGCTTCAAGCAAAGCAAGAATATGAGAAGACACCTACTAAGGCACTGGAGAAAGAGATTGCCCGGTGCAACAATATCCAGATGGCTAAGAAGATCTCACTCAACTCTGCTTATGGTGCTATCGGTAATCAGTATTTTAGGTACTATAAACTGGCCAATGCGGAGGCGATTACGCTTTCTGGTCAAGTCTCTATCCGTTGGATTGAGAGTAAGATGAA